TTCTCCATTTTGCGCTTGAATTGCGCGTATGTCCTAAGTGAGTAGTGTTTGTAGTAGCAAAAATGGTCTGTAAGCGTAGGCGCAACGCCCTCAACGATATGATTGCCCATTGAAATGGTCTTGCCCTTCAAAATATACCCAAATGCTTTTTTGTGTGGCCGTTGCCACTGGCTTGATCCGTCTGGCAAAATATTGAGGTACGGCAATTCACCCCATCCTGACGCTGCCAACTCACTAGCCATGTGGTAAACGCTTCCATACCCGCCTATTTGCAAAAACTCGTCCGCGTCCGCCGGGAAAATGAAGTCGCAGCCGTCGGCTATCGCGGCATCCTTCAATTTGTTTATCACATCGCGGCCGGGCCAATCGGTACGGGTATCGGTGGAAAGCGTGACATTTGCACCGCTTTTGTCTTTGAATCGCTTTAGTATTTTTGGCGTTGCGTCAATGCTTCCGTTGTCGCAGATATAGAAATCGTTGACTCCAATGGTTTGCCAGTGAGCAAGGCATTTTGCAATGATGTCGGCTTCATCCCTAACCATCATTATTACGGCTATTTTCATGCGCCCGTTCTTTTAAGAACCACGGTGAAGCCGTTGCCAACTTTTTTGTCCGGCATTTCCTCGTTACAAACCATCCATCCTTTGCCCCACTCCTGTTCAAAAATCCAGAAACACATATCAACAAACGAACGAACTGTCCAGCGGGAGTGATGTTCGTCGGTGTGTTTTACTTCAATTCCATCCGCCAAGTTTTTGGGCAAAACAACGCCCTTTTTAGGCTTCAAACCTTTTAGGGCATTGGAGAAGTATTGATTTCTTTTAAAACGCATAATATGCTCTTCCAATCCCGTCAACGGCTTATCCTTGTCGCTTTCCAGCGCATCGCGTAGCGGGCAAATGATGAAGATGTACTGCCTCGAAATCCGCATCCATTCCCGTATCGCCGAAATCGGGTCGTAAAAATGCTCGATCACATGGCTGCTGATTACAAAATCAAAGGATTGGTCAGCGACTGGGATGCAGTCGCCCGGCGCAACGATGTCAACGGGCATGACCTTGCCACTGCCAGGCTCTTTCATGTTTCCTAGCCGGATTTGCTCCGAAGCGTACGGCGCAAAGTCGGGATGGTCAACGGGTACACGGTCAACGTTGAGTGTGTCAAGGCCAAAGGCATTGTGTAGGCCACCGCCCACTTCTAGCCCGGTAAGGCCGTCAAGCAGTTCGTGGGCAAGTGCCGACTCTTGAAAGAATGTAGATTTGTATATTGGCATTGTTTTTTAATTAAAAATCTCCGTATATACCGCTATGCCCACCGCTCATAATGTGCTCATTGTATATCTTTCGCTCGTGCTCAATTTCTTCTGGTGAAAGTTTCACAACCCCTGTGCCAGTAACGCAAACCGTATCTAAATAATCTTGCAACACATTACATATCTTGTCTGATAACTGCTTTGATAGCAATTCTACCAGATACTTCTCCCTTTGCGTTTGCTGTTTAGTCATTGCGGGTTTCTGTTGTGGTTGATTTTTCGGTAGTGCGCTTTTTTGGCGGCACGGGTGGCGGATTTTTCATTTTGGGTAGATTAAGACTATCACCAACACCTGCGCCGTCATTCTTTAACCAGCTCAAAACAGCCATCCTCTCTCTAAATTTCTCCCCATCTAAAACAATCGTGCCGTCTGGCGGATGCCCACTCATCACAATGTCTTCGCCTTTTTCAAAAAAGCCTTTGTCGAAATGGCTTCTTTTTGGGGTCTGGCCTCTTGACTTCAAAAGCAATTCATTTTGAATCTCAAAAATAAATCTGATTTGCGCCTCCATGATAGCAAGCCGATTCCACCACCTAATAATCAAAGCAAAGCCTGTGGCAGAAAAAACGATCAAGCAAAACGCGCCTGTAAGGTGTAAGATATTGTACGCTGTTTCCATGATTAATTTCGTTTAAGACCAAAATCTTTTTTCTTGATCTTCACCATGCGCCCGTCATGGTGATGCCATACTATACCCTCAATGTTTTGGGTTTTAAGAAACTCTTTAATGCCATAAAAGTCAAGTGGAACTCCAAAAAGTGGAGTGTCTCCATGCTTAAACAATTCGTGACAACTCAATCCTTCGGGGTTGCCCTGAACCTTTGGGCCAACCAGTTCGTAAGTGCCGTCGGCCCATTCATCCTTCATGTCAAAAGCCTCGATGTGATACTTGTCCTCTGGAAGTGAGCGAAGCACAGGAACCCAGCCAGGATAATGACCTGTAATCTCATCGGGTTCTTGGGCCGGGACAAAGTTTGGCGGGGTTGGCTTGCCATCTTTTGCGTCATACCGCTTATACATAACCCCATCCATAATCATAACACTTGTGCCATCCCATTTTACTGTCGGCACTCCCTCGCCATTCAACACCCATTCTGAACCATGAACAACCTCGTTAATTACTTGGCGGCTCAAATTGTAATCTCTAACAAAAAGAGAAGGAATTTTTTTCATATTCAAATATTTAAAACTGTGGCTTCTTCTCCGAAAAGGTAACTGCTAACAGTTGGTTTTGAAAGTGATGTGAGCCACCCAAAAACACTCATTGCCTTTGCACTTACCCCGTCAATCTTGCTCGCAGACTTCGCTTTGTTTGGTTTTATGTTATCGTTTGCGTCGTAGTCCAACACGATATTTTTGAACATCCAAAGCAGCACCGGATTTTCTTGCCACTCGGCATCGCCCGCCAAAGTCATTTTCTCAATCTGCTTCAATGGCTCGCTCAAATTTCCAAAACTTTGGCGGCATGGCTGCATCTCAAAACCTTCAGCCGTCAACTCGCTTGCCATTTGGTAGGCGTTCCATTGGTCGTAAGAAATTGATTTTATGTTCACAACCTGCGAAACCTCAACGACCTTGTTTTTAATAAACCCATAGTCTGCAATATTGCCAGGTGTTTTAATGATAAAATCCTGATCTACCCACTCGAAATAGTTTGCGTCGTCCCGCCTTTTTTCAATCGTATCTTCTGGCAAGAAAAAGAAACTCATTCCAGCCGCTGGCTTGTCATCAACCGCCGGAAAAAATAAATCCAGCGCGGTTATGTCGGACGTTGCCGCCAGGTCAATACCTGCGAAACACTCCCGGCCCGCAAACTCCGCCAAATCCATCGGGCGCATAACTGCTTTCAAACTTTCCTCTGGTATCCAAATCGTTGGCGTATCCAGCCAGCAATTAAAGTTCTTTGTCAAAACCTGCACCCGCGTAGATGTACCTTTGTTCCTTGCGTCCCGGACTTGATCTAACAGGTATTTCTCCGTTGGTGTACTTCCTAAATTCGGGTTTGATTTCTTGGAAAGTGCGAGTATTTGCTTTGCCTCTTTTTCGTTGTCCGGGTCAAGCCTGATTATAGTTTCGGCTTCGCCTTCGTCAAGCGTGAATATGATGGCAAATAAATTGTCCTGCCTACGATCACCTTTCAAAACCGCCACAGCGTTTGCCCGCTCAACTTTAAAACACGGAGCATCTTTGTCAAAGCCAGCCGTTGTGATAATCATCAAAAGCGGGTTTGACCGCGAACCCATACCTGTTTGCATTACACCTTTAACAAGGTCGGTTTTGTGGGCATGGTATTCGTCAATGACTGCGCAATGCGGGTTCAACCCGTCCAAAGTTCCAGCGTCCGCACTTACTTTTTGAATGAAAGAATCAGTATTGTTTAAGATGATGCTGTGAGCCATAACCGATATGGCTTTTTTCATCGCTGAACTGTCCTTCATCAAATACCGCCCCATCTTCTTTGCTGCCCGGAAAACCATGTCGGCTTGGTCGCGTGTCGTTGCCGCCGTGTAAACCTCAGCGCCTTCCTCGCCCTCACAAAGCCCGCAGTACAATTCTATCCCGGCTGCAAATTGAGACTTTCCGCCCTTTCTTGCCTCCTCGATATATACCTGTGTGAAGCGGCGCGTGTTGTCCTCCTTTGACCTCCACCCAAATATCATCGCAACCTTAAAAGCCTGGTTGTCTTGCAGGTTGAATTTTTCGCCCGCAAGTTTGCCGCTTGTGTGGCGGAGATACCGGAAAAAATCAGGAGCCTT